CTATGTTTCACGTCGGAAAAACACTCACACAAGAGATCCTTAATGAAGTCACAATGCAAATAATTGAATCATTGGATTATTTTTTAAATAAAAAGGATGTCTAATATTTTAATTTTGACCAATTGGGAGTATTATCAGTTGAAAAGAGATTGAGGCATCCTGCCTCTTTCATCTGAATAACGTCGGTAAGAAATGTATGCTTTGACAGGCGCTCCTTTCTTTACCTTAAGTAACAATGATTTCGCATTGGGCTTTATTACGTCCATACAACCGCCAATGGAAATCTGCGTTGCGACAAGAACCGCAACAACAAGGAAGTTATACACTATGTCTAATAATAACAACTTCACAAGGAAATTATACACTATGTCTTCTGTTAATAACAACAACAATAATGAAGCAAACATAGAAAAATTTGAAGGCACCTTTGATAAAGAAGAATTCGGTGTTGCGATTATTCCCACAAAAACAATAAATGAAATCAGAGACATGGCTGCTTTGGGCGTTTATGTTTATCTCTTGAGTCGCCCAAAAGATTGGAAAATCAATGTAAAACAGCTCAAAGAACATTTTCAATGTGGCCGCGATAAAATGCGAGATATTCTTAATTTCCTTCTTAATGAAAAGTTCATTACTTGCACAAAGATAAAAAAAAACAATCTATTCACTAGGCCTCATTATCGAGTCCATCTTAGTCGATTTTCGGATAGTCGGAATTTAGTCGATTTTGGAATCGACCAGTCTCAAACCCACGCCAGTACTGAGTCGTTCCCGGAGCCTGATTTTCCGGCGCCGGAATCTCAGGCGCCGGAAAACACGGCCCCTTATATATCATATATAGTAAATAACATAGAAAAAGATAAAAACCCTTATGTCGATTCCAAGAAATCGACTGAAGGTGGCTCATACAAGTCTGATTTACTTTTCATGCAGTTTTACGGGAACTACCCAAACAAAGAAAAACCTAGAGTGGCTTATAAAGCGTTTTTGAAATTGAAACCCACGCCTGACTTTGTAGCGATGCTTGTAGCAGATGTGAAGAATCGAATGGAGAACAACTGGAATGGTCGAGACAAGAATAAGATTCCGTTTCCAGCAACCTACTTAAATGCGCACGAATGGGAAGGAGACATATATAAAAACACTGCGCCCTCTTCGAAAACTAAAATCAAAAGCTGGGATGAGATTACAAGCTCGATTATGGATGGCGTACTATGAAGCATATAAGCAACATCATAAATCTTAATGCACGCCCGGAATCTGAGAATGAAGAAGAGCATCTGAATATCATCAATCCATTGTCCGCTAAATTGGTCGAAGCCGTCTTTGCTATGTTTTATATTTATTGCCGAGGGACTGATGAATTATTTTCAGATAAGTCTCGGGAGAGAGCAGAGAAGACGCAATGGCAAGTATGCTTTTCCAGAAAAGGATTCGTTAGTCGAAAGCAAATAGAAAAAGCGCTCCGACAATTGGAACGTCATAAATATGCAAAACCTCCTCAGCTAGGTGAATTTTTAAATTGGAACGAACCCACTCTAGAGGACTATAACTTTCTTCCCAAAGAACACGCATACAATCGAGCTTATCAGTTGATGAGGGACGGCGACATTGACGGGATGTCTCCTGAGCAATTGATGATCTTGGAACATGCCATTCACGAATCAGATAAGTATTTTTTAAAAAACAATCCAACGACTAAAACACAACCTCTTTTTTATCGTAATTATGAAATTGCTGTTCGAGACTTCATTTCAGGAAAACTAAAACACATTCCTAAAGCGATTGAAGACAAGACGGATGAAACAGGTGAAGTAAAAAAACAAGATGAAATCAAAAAAGGATTTGAGAATTTAAAAGGCTATCAATCCAATATAAATTACATGAAACAAATTCTTGGGATGAAATTAGACGAAGATGTCGTTATTAACCAAAGATGAATGCAAAAAGATAATAAGCAGGCTCGGATTCGAGTTAGGAGTATCGCCAAAGCTCGTAGCTTTGCGTCTATTGAACGATCTCGATAAAACCGATATGTTGAATGGTGATTTGCCGATCGCGTCTCTACGGGCTCATATGGAGGTTTGGCGCGATAACGGAATGCCGGATTATGTTTCTGAAAAAAAGGAGCCTTTGCAGACTCCTGACGACTAGGCTAACAAAAGAGATTGTTCAATATCTTCAAGCAACTTATCCGTATCTTTATTCTTAAACCTTTTCCAGCGCTTGCCCTTTAAAATACTAATAGTGATTTCATCGTCCTTGGAAATTAAATTAACATTAAACTTCGTATGGTCTTTAGCCATTGCCCACAACTTCGGTATCAAGCTCGCTATTTCATCCATGTTATTCTCCTAATCCTCATCTCTACTGGCTTCATAGTCAGCATCGCATTTATAATAATAACCGTAATCATCTGAAGTTACATAAACTTCGTCTTCATTCCATCCTTCCATCATGCCACGGTAACTCATCTTATATTCCTCCTTGAATTGCATTAATTGCTTGTAAAATCCCTTTGCAATTAATTTTAAGTTGTTCGATTTCCAATTGGCTCAAGTTACGATGATACTTATCATCCCATCGCTCCACTGAGAAATCATATTCCCAGTGGTCACATCTATCATTGGCCAAGTCACATTGGAATGTAAAGCACGTATCAGTTAGGTCTGCGAAATTCATTTTATTATCCTGTTATTTTATTTTAAAATTACATCACCTACGCTACTAGGCGTTTTTAGCTTCTGTATCGTCGGGCATCTCTTGTTGACTATCATCATCTTTTGGGTTCCATCTGCCTTCTTTAATGTCTTCCTCCATAAGTTGATGTAATTCAATGCAGCTAATAAAGCCCTGTCCCCAGGCTTCTGCTTCTTCATAGGTCATGAACGAGCGCGCAGCGATTGTGGTGTTATTTGACCAATCTCCATAAAATACATGAGACATCCATAAGCTTTTCGGTGTTCTATGTGTTTCATAGGCATAAATTTGTTGTGCCATAATAGTTCCTTTTGTTTTGTTGAGTAGTCATTATGTCTAAACGACTTATGCATGTCAAGTATTTTAGACATTAAAGTGTTATTTTCTTCTTTATTCAATTAAATTAGCATGTTATGATTGCTTCATGTAATAAGCTAAGGATAGCGGATGTTTTGCAGTCGATGCGGTGGTACTGGCGAGCTTTATGGCAATGGAATGGTTAGGATAGATTGCTCTACCTGTGATGGTTATGGTTCCTACGAAGAAAAAGAAGTTGTAAAACCCGTAAGAATTGATAAGAAGAGCAAGGCTTACAAAGATGCGATAAAAGAAATAATGGCCTTAAATCCCGAAACAACACGCGAAGAAGCTGTTAAGCTATTCGAAGAAACGTATAACAAGGTTTGAGGTGAATTATGGCAACGCCAAGAAAAGACCCTAAGGATTATTTGAAAACAGGACGGCCTACTATTTACACGCCGGAATTAGGCGATTGGATTTGTGAAATAGTTGCATCCAATCCTGTTGGACTTTATACCATTGCTTCACTGTACAATGATTTTCCAGTTCCTTCAACAATATACACTTGGCATACAAAACACCCAGAGTTCAGAGATAAATATTTAAAAGCCAAGGCCTTACAAGCGATTTTGAAGGTGCAAGAAGTCGATGATATGCTCGATTGCCCTCTGTTATACATCAAAGATGCGAATGGCCAAGAGAGAATCGATCCTCCTTCAGCCAGCATGAGAATTGCACGTGCAAATAGCCGCAAATGGGAGGCTTCACGATTAGCTCCAAAGATTTATGGTGAGCGAAAAGAAGAGGCCGATACGCAGAATGTTGAAGGCCATAAAGCACTGGAACATGAAAAGAAATTAGAAGAAGAATACAAAAAGAAATGTTGAAGAATATACCCGCCAAGCCTCTGTCCGTTAACACACATTCCAGACAAGCTTAAATCGTGCGGGTATTCAATTGAAAGGAGAGATTACAGGTATGGACAGTGAAACACTAATAAATATGTTTGATCGTCTTATCAAAGTTGGCGAGAAATTAAACGAAGGGTTAAAAGAAGTAAACACGCGCTGCGATTCGCATGGCATCCAAATTTATAATTTGATGCAAAAAATAGATGCTATTTCTCAGGACAGCGACTAAAGAATAAACGCTCGATTTCTCCCGAGCCGCGAGGTTTGCAATTTTGGCTCGGAGGAACATTGCACGAAGTAAGAAATGTGATTAAGGCGATAATGAATGACGCTTTTTTCATGATGTAACACTGTATACGAACAATGAGCCTAATATACTGAATCTGGGTCCATTGTACAATGAGTGTAGTACCGCCAATCTCCTTGGTTGTTGTTTGCCAGCCCTGCAAAGTACTAGAATGGGCACCAGCACTCGTCCTTGACAGGACTTGTCAGCCATCGGCCCTATGGTGTGCGCAAGGGGCAATTTATTTAAAGGGAGTTTAAATATGCTAAACAACGAAACAAAGAAGTTTATTAATGAAATCGCGATTGGTTGTATGGATGAAATCAAAGAATTGGTTACAAATTATGTTCCTCCACATAATGACCAAATAGCTGAATTAATCGATACCATTGAATATTTAGCTATTAAGATCCAAGAACTCAAAGAAGTAATTCAATTTAGGAGTGAAAATGGCTCTTCTGAATCAATGGATTGATAATAAATTGGCACAAGTGGCGACATCACTACCCTCCTCGATACACCAAGACCCAGCAAGCTTTTCCTGTGGCTATAATGTGGGCTACAAAAGCGCTCTTCTGGACTTGGAAAAAGAACTCGAAAGACTTTTAGACAGCGCAGACGGATATCCTCCAGCATTCACTCAAATATATCAATCACAATCAGAAATGGAATCTTTTTAATGGATAAAGTGTATATAAATTCTTGCACAGATCATGTCATATTGAAGCTCCAAGAAATGATGACTACATACGTAGACAGTCAAAATAAACTTTTTGATCGTTATGAACAATATCTAGATGAGTTTGGTGGTTCTCTTGCTCGTATAAATCTTTTTTTAGAAGAAATAAAGAATCATTTAGAAGAAGGAAATTATTAGTTATTCCTCGTTAGCACAGCGGTAGTGCACTTGACTGTTAATCAAGTGGTCGGTGGTTCGAATCCATCACGAGGAGCCATATGGAGTTGATGTTGATAATATATGTCGTTAAATTCCATAAAAATTTCTGGCCTAGAGAAATAGGGTTCCAGTCATTTTTACAAGCGCGCAAAGTGTGCGAATTCTATAATATAGAAGAAAATAAAATTAAATGTCTTTATATGGAAGAGGATGAGCTCAGAATCCCTTACCAAAAAGATACCAGAATTCAGTCAACTTAAAACGCTGACTGATGGGCGTAAGCACTGCGCCATAAACGAGCTTTTGCCTCTTTCGGTAAGTAAATGCTCATTAAGTGCTCTGCAAGAGTCGGCAGTAATAGGGGCTGGAGAGGGTGAGAGCCCCTCACTTCAATTAAAAGGATTTTAAAGGGAGATTAAAATGGAAGAGATTGTACCTGAAATTGTTTTACCGGAAGAACTAGTTAGAGACCTGCCTCAACGCACTAGAAATGGTCTTGAAGCCTTAGCAAAACACCCGAAAGGACTTTTTACACATGAATTAAGAGAAATACTCAAAGTAAAGAACCCGTTCCATTCATGTTTTGGAAAGAAAGAATTAGTGGCTGAATATGGGTTTGAAGTTATCTGCGAGCGTTATCGTAAAGGGCTTGAAGCATTCTGGAAATTGCAAAAAATACAGCCGAAAGTAGAGGTAGAAGTTGATGACGATAAAAAAGCAACTAAATTCCTGCTCGGCGATAGAGCTTGGAGTTTTAGTTGGCCTGTCGATGAATTTGGATATCTCAACGTCAATAATTTAAAATTGAATACTTTTATTATCGAAAATAAAGAGCAACTATCTAACATAAGTATGAATTATTGTTTCCCGACTTATCGAAAGGCAATTGGTGGTATTTTGAAACGAATAACTGAAATTACCTGCAATGGACTTTGATGAAGAACATCTACGCCTGAGAGCTAAGCTCTTGGGCAGTCTTATAGAGTTTACGAAATACTTCTATCCTCTGCTTACAGGACGAAAGTTCATCGTATCAGAGCCCATTGGCCGTGAATCACATCATCTTGTCATTTCGGAAGCTTTGACCCAAGCAGCGCGCCTTGAGATACCTAATCACAAACTTCTTATCAATGTTAGTCCAGGCTCTGGGAAGTCGACACTGCTTTGTATGTGGGTTGCATGGGTTATGGCCAAACATCCTGATTCACGGTTCCTTTATATTTCATATTCCAAAGTACTGGCAGCAAAGCACACAGAGACGATTAAGCGCATTATGCAATTATCGACTTATGGGTTTCTATTTGACGTAAGGATTCGACATGACTCGAAAGCACGAGAATATTTTCAAACGACTGCTGGAGGAGCTGTGGCAGCTTTTGGAAGCGGTGGAGCAATCACTGGACAAGATGCCGGTCTTCCTGGATTGGACCGAATGTCCGGAGCAGTTATCATTGATGATGCTCATAAACCGGATGAAGTCCATAGCGATACAATTAGAACATCAGTCATCGATAATTACAGAGAAACCATCCAGCAGCGTGCCCGCGGAATCAACGTACCTACGATATTTCTCGGTCAAAGACTCCATGAAGACGACCTAGCTGCCTATCTTATCTCAGGAAGAGATGGCTATGAGTGGCATAAGGTCATTCTGAAGAGCCTAGATGAAGCAGGGAACGCGATGTACCCTGAAGTAAATCCAAGGGAAATGCTTCTAAAGAAACAAGAAACAGACCCATATGTTTTTGCAAGCCAATACCAACAAGACCCGATACCTGCAGGCGGCGCATTATTCAAGCCAGAATGGTTCGTAATGCTGGAAGATGAACCAAATGTCTTGTATAGTTTTATTACGGCAGACACTGCGGAAACGGCAAAGAGTTACAATGATGCAACTGTTTTCAGTTTCTGGGGTGTTTATGAAATTGAGTCTTTTGGAATTAAGACGGGTCAATATGGTCTTCACTGGATTGATACCTTAGAAACCCGGATTGAACCAAAAGACTTAAAGCCGACCTTTTTAGACTTCTGGCAAGAATGCATGCGATACAAACAGCCTCCACAAATGATTGCTATTGAAAAGAAATCAACTGGTGGTACATTGCTTAGTCTCCTAGATGAAATACGCACAGCGAAGCTTATGGACATTCCTAGGACAAGAGAGCAAGGCAACAAGACAAAAAGATTCTTAGAAGTACAACCATACATGGCGGAGAGAAGAATATCCTTTCCTGCATATGGTCGTCACGTGAAATTGTGCATGGAGCACATGAGTAAGATAACCGCAAATGAAACGCATCGTTGGGATGACATTGCAGATACATGCGCGGATGCTATTCGGATTGCTCTGATTGATAAGGTGCTAATCGCAGCCTATGTTAAAGGCACTGATTACAATCAAATGGCTAAGAATTTAACAATGAATCAAATAAACTTAAATCGATTAAGGAAAAATGCATATACAAAATAGGTAAATAAGATACACTAAATAAATCCAGAGAGAAAGGATTTCTCTTCTAAGGAGCTACAATGGACGTAGCGAAACGCTATCAAGATAATCTTGCGCGTATCAAGAAAAAAGTACGCAATGCGCATGACTATTTCAGGGACAATTACGACCGTTATAATGATTTTCGGAAGTTTGTCTTTGAGTCATCGCTAACCAACGATGAAATCACTCTGTTGATGACCATGAACCGTCCTCAATTGGAGTTTAATGTTCTCGAAGCTTATATCAGTCGATTGCTCGGTGAGTTCTCGAAGCAAGAGCCCGATATTGAGGTCAATGCTTTCGATGAACAATTAGCCGATCCTGCTACGATTAAGGTTGTTGAGCAACATCTAAAACATGTGTTCATGGATTCAAATAACGAACACACGCGTTATGAAGTCTATAAAGACCTCTTATCGGGTGGTTTTAGTGTTGTGAAAGTGTTCACCGACTATGAACATCCTATGTCGATGAATCAAACCATCAAAATTAGCCGGGAAGAGCCGACTCTATGTGGTTTTGATAAACTTGCACGCTTTTCCCATAAAGGCGATGGTAACTTTTGCTTTCAACTTTTCCCCAAAGACGCCGATGAGTTCCAAGAAGAATATCCAGATACTCCGATTAATGCATTAAGTTTTCGAAGAGACTTCGCAGGCTTCAATTGGTCCTACCTTAATGACAATAGTAAAATTGTTGTTGTTGGTGATTATTATGAGAAGAAACGCAAAGAAGAAACCATAGTTCAACTACGCGATGGTGGTGTTATGACCATGCGTAAATATCGGAAGATGGTGGATGAATGGGATGACATTACAGTTCCACCATCACTCATTGGCAAGCCTAGAAAAACGATGATTGATTCCATCAATCGTTATCGAGTTATCGAAAACCAAGTTCTTGAATATGAAGAAACCGATTACAGCCATTTGCCTTTGGTCTTTGTAGACGGCAACTCATTGCTCATCAAAACTCCTAGAAATGGCAACATCAGACAGGTAACAAGACCCTATGTATATCATGCGAAAGGTGCGCAACGCCTTAAGAACTACGCTGGAATATCCCTTGCAAATGAAATTGAAAATACGGTCCAGCATAAGTTCATGGTGGCAAAAGAAGCTCTGCCAAAAGAAGAGCAGTTTCTTGACGCTTACCGGGACGTTCAGAAGGAAGCAGTTCTTGTATACAATTCTGTTCATGAGTCTAACCCTGATTTGCCTATTAATAATCCAATAAGAGAAATACAACGTGTGCCGGCACCACCTGAGATTGCGCAAGCATTTACGGGAGCTGATTCACTCATACAAAACGTGCTCGGTTCTTATGATGCCAGTCTTGGCATTAATAACAACCAGCTGTCTGGAATTGCCATTGTTGAAGCTGCAAGTCAGTCAAATGCCACTGCAATGCCGTACATTGTTGGTTGTATGCAAGGCTTCCAGCGTGTGGCTCAAATTTACGTTGACCTGATGCCGAAGTACTTTACAACGCCGCGTACTATTCCTATCCTTGATGATGAAGGAAGACGTCATTTTGTCCGAATTAATTCAGAAGATGGAATGCCGATGGACTTTGATACGAATGCATTAAATGTATCGCTGAAAGCAGGCGCAAGCTTCCAAGTTCAGAAGTCTAGAACAATTATGATGGTCAAAGAAATTATGGGTATGTCGCCTCTTGTAGCTCAATTCATGGCAGAAAAAGGACTGAACTTTATCCTTGATAACATGGAAGGAAAAGGGGTTGAAGAACTGAAATCCCTAATCAATGAGTGGGTACAGCAATACCAGCAAGAGAAAGTCCAAGCACAACAACAAAACCCTGCAGCAATGAAAGCGCAAGTAGATATGGCACGCCTTCAACACGATCAGCAAAAGGCTCAGCAACAATTCCAAATCGATATGGCGAAATTGCAACAAGATGAACGCAAGGTTATTGCAGATTTGCATTTGGGTCAGCAGTCCGCGAATGTGCAATTAGTAAAAGCAATGACCGAAAAGTTCTCTAAAGAAGTAGATTTGACCTTAAAACGTAAAGATATGGGTCATCGTCATATCAGAGAAATTATCGAAACGCATCACAAAACAAGGAAGCCACATGGACACGAGCACTCACATTACTGAAAAAATAGGAACAAAAATGGATTCTATTAGTTTCAAAGAGTTCATTGAACAAGTTACGGGCGAGAAATTCGAAGTCATTTACAATAATAAGTTAATTTATTTATGTGGAGAAAAAGATGAGCAAAGGAAAAGTAACGTGGAATGATTTACATTCTGCAACATTTAAAGAATTGAAAAAAACATACAAGCTTAGTGACCGACAACTTGAAACTCAAGTCAGAAGTCATATGCACGGCGCTGACAACAGAGAACGTCGCGAACTTTATAAAACGGTATGGGATAAGAAGCAATGATAACAATAGATGATTTAGAAAAAAGACGCGATATTCTGGCTACAACACTTCACAGTAGCGAAGAAACATTGGCTTCTATCAAAGAACGTGCCAAGATAATTAAACAAGAAATTGCAAACATTCGTGGCGCAATTCTTGAATTGGATAGTCTAATCGAAGGAGCAGAGGATGCCTCTTAAAAAAGGTGCAAAGCCAGGGAGCAAAGGCTTTAAAGATAACATCAAAGCGGAAATTGCTGCAGGGAAGCCTCAGAAGCAAGCAGTAGCCATTGCCTATAGCGAATCTGGCGAAAAATCCAGAAAAAAGAAACGTAAATAACTTAAACAACAGGGAGCGTTACAATGAAACACGAAGAGAAAAAAGAACATCATAAAAAAGAGCATCATAAAAAAGAAGCTCATCCAAAAAAGCATGAAGCTCACAAAGACATGCACCATCACCACAAAGAAATGCACAAGCATCACATGAAGGAATTAAAACACCATGAAAAGATGATGCACCACCACCACAAAGGTACAAAAAAAAAGTAGTCCATGTAGATAAAAAGGAAGATAAAGTTTTAATAAAAAAAATGGTTAAAAAGGAATGTTTAAAATGAATTGTGATTTAGAAAAACGGTTGGATGCAGTATGTGAATCATTAGAAGCACAGAAATATGAATTTGAAGAAGCAGCTAAGTTATGCGTGGAGGCATTTCATGGCATGAGTCAACGACTGGAGAGGGTTGAGAGATGGATGGCAGAAAAAAACAAGTTAAAGTTGGCAAAGACAAAAGCCCGTACTTAAGACGTGAAGAAAAAGACACAGATAAAGCATTTAAGTCTGTAGGGAAGTCTGTAAAACCCGTTGCCAAAGACACGAATAAGACGCGTAGAAAGGAAACTAAAGCGCGCAAAGTCGGAGATACAGTTAAATCAGAAAAGCCTGTAGTGAGTCTTAAAAAGGCTTTATCGAAAGCGTCCAAACGATGTTGTTGATAAGGAGATACCAATGAGCGAGAAATGGATTCAAGGCGCTATCAAACATCCAGGCAAACTGCATCGGGAACTCGGTGTTCCTGAAGGCAAGAAAATACCTGCCAAGAAACTTGCCAAAGCAGAGCACAGCAAGAACCCCACAATAAGACGTGAAGCAAATCTTGCACACACGCTTAAAAAACTGAGGTCATCAAAATGAATCCGGATTTATTAGATGCAGCCGAAGTAAAAGCAATTAAGGCAAAAAAGAAATCAAATCATAACGCTAGAGAAGCCTATCCTGTATGGCTGACGAAGTTATTAAAAGATTATGATAAAGTTTTAGAGGCAAAATTGCCCAATGAGTTTAGGGGCGCTATAACGGGGTATAATCATCGTAGTTCAAGTGATTACCTTATTGATGAAAACAAGTATGGATTTTTTTAATGGAGCTAAAAATGAAACAAAGTGGCGGATATAACAAACATTCTAAACCTATGGGCGGCATGATTGACAATCGTATGGTTCATGATAATCATCAAGAAGGCATTGGACGGGTAATGCAGCGTAAAAGCGAACGTAATCCTAAAGATTCTGCAGGACATCATGGGAAAATGGGACCAGGAGATAAAGCTCAGTGGTCACGAAAAGGCGATTCATTAACGCCAAGAAAAGCTTAATAACAAAGAGCTTAATGAATAAGCTCCCCTAAATAATAAGGACATCAAAATGGGTATTCTCCAATCGCCAGTTCCTATTCCTGTAACTAATGGGAACTTTCCACAATTCAAATTCGCTGTCTTCAGCGACAATCTTACGGCTGTCACAACAGCGGGCTATTTGACCAACAGCAATATAGCTTCTGGATTCCCTCTGTCCAATGCCGACGTGGTCATGGCTCTTTATAGTTACAATCAGCAAACTCAATCGGGTACATTCGGTATTTTCACAGTAAATATTGCTCCCGCAACAGGACAAATAACACTGACTACATGGGGCAATCCCGGCGATGCTATACTTCCTACTACAGCAAATTATCTTGCCCATTTCGTTAATACAACAGGAACAATTTCTTCCGCTGCGGGAAATGTGATTCAACCAGGAAATATTTCTGCAGGATTATCAGGAACAGCTGGAACAGTTGCATCTTTTCCAGCAACAGCAAGCAAAGGCTCTCTGATTCTTGCAGGTGTGGCTAATACTGGAAACACAAATACAACCATCAGTAATGTTGCAATGGGTCAAGCTTCAGTGGTTAGTATTCCAGATCCTGCGGCCGCAACGGCTAATTTTGCAGTAGCTCCTGCTGCTCTCGTGAACAATAACTTAATCAAAGCAAGTGGTACAGCTGGGCTTATTGCAGATTCTGGAATTGCAGCTGCAAGTGTTCCAACATTCACATCCCCCACTATTGCGAATCATCTTGCTGTCTTTACTAATACAACAGGAAACCTCGGCGAAGATGCTGCTACAGCAATCAACGGTGGCAATATTCAGGCCGGTCTCTCGGGCACTGCAGGAACAGTTGCATCCTTCCCAAGTACTGCCGCAAGAGGCTCATTGGTATTAGCCGGCGTTGCCAATACCGGTAATACCAATACCACTATTTCAAATGCAGCCATGGGACAGGCTTCTGTAGTAAGCATTCCAGATCCAGGTGCAAGTACAGCGAGTTTTGTGCTGAACACGGGAACTACCGCGATGGCAGCAGGAAGCCAATTAAATCTCGCGAAGGTAAATGGAACGGAAGCGGCCAATGCTGTAACTGCAAGTGGTAATGCGGGTGTAATCACTACATCTTCATTAACAACTGCAGGTGGAGCAAGTTATGCGATCACTTGGACTAACACGCACATCACAGCTACATCAGTGATTGCGTTAACCATTCAAGGTGGCACCAATACCGTTCAAAACATTACATTTAGCTGCGTTCCTGGCTCAGGCACAGCAACATTAACCATTTATAACAATACTGCTGCAACAGCGCTAAATGGTACAATTTTCATCGGTTATGTAGTGTTATAATAGAGTTGTACAACACTCTCAGGCTTACTTTTTTCCTTCCTTTTAAGCTAAGCCTGAGACTCATTTTGTATAAATTGCAAATTATTTAAATGTTTTGTATCCTATATTCTATAGTGACCCGGCAAGGCTATGCGAAAGCACCTCAAAGCGCCGGGTAGTGTTACGTTAGCTTTCCCGTGGGCTCAATCGTACAAAAATGTGTAACATCCTTAATTTCATTATCCATATCCATACATTCACGGCAATATGCATTGTTGATCCACATGTAAGGGCCATCTTTTGCCACTATCGGATACTCGGCAAGTGCAATAAATATTTGGCCGTCTTTTCGTCTAACAACATAGATTGTTTGCTCTAGTGGGTCATATTCTTTTACGTTATACCATTTCATTTAAGCCTCCTTCACATTGCCTTTAGATTATCCTTAAACCATTTATCGATTTCTTTTTCATTATAATAAACACGTCCATGTAATTTATAATAAGGCATGTCCTTAGAAGTCAGTCTTGTCCGTTGAAGCCATCTTAGCGATAGGTCATAACGACCCGCCAATTCTTTTTCCGTAAAATAAGTGATTCCATCTAATACCATTTTATTCCCTTTTAACCATTTATTACCTTCATAACTATATACCCACCTAAGCAATCAGTCTCGATCCTTTTTATACCACATCAAACCATTTCATCCATATACACCATTATCCATCGAGAGCATTAAAGATATGCACTAAATTTAATCCGTGGGGCCAAGGATTGGCAGCAAAAGGATTTGCGACCCACATCGAGACCCGTGCGTTATGCGGGGATAGATTTTAGCGTGACGGCGTAATAGTCCGAGACCTGTTCGATAGGCAGTGGCGTTTACCGTGGCGGGGCAATAGCTAGAAGGAACGATGATGGACAATAGTGTTATGGATAACACCGCGTCTGATACAAATCAGGCACCCGTAGAACAAGTTTCTCAATCAAATGAGCGTTTGTTCAAGCAATCAGAATTGAATGAGATTGTTGGCCGAGCAAAGCATGATGCAGTAGAGTCCTTTAAACGACAAAGCACGCAGCAGCAAGCATCCCAACAGCAGGCGGCTCCTGAGCCCATGCACTCACACAAATCGTTATCAGAAGACGATGTGAAGCGGTTAACTACCGAAGAACTGAATCGTCAGCGTGAAGACTGGGAGAGGCAAAACCTTGAACGTCAACAGGCAGATGCAGCAAAACGAATAGTGAGTTCTTATCAAGATAAGATTTCAGCGGGTAAAGATAAGTACGAAGACTTTGAGGCCGTCACGAACAATGTGGATATGAGATATTATCCAAATGTTGTTCAACTTTTAGCTGACCATGTTGATAACGCCGCTGATGTCTTTTATGACTTAGCACGAAACAGAACTAAGTTACATCAAATTGAGTCTGTTTGTCAGCATAACCCTCAAGACGCAATCTACGAGATTCAACGTTTGTCTAACTCCATCAAGGCAAATGAAGATACGACTAGACTAAAAACATCCAAATCACCATTGTCACAACAGAGACCTTCTAACACCGGAACGGATTCCGGCGGCGCTCTGTCTGTACGTGACTATAAACGCATGTATCAGGTGTAAGACAGCCGGAGTCCTAGCTTAAATCTAGTTAGGAGTTTTAAAAATGGCAGTTTTCCCAACGAATATATTACAACAGGTGCAAACCTACCAACGGTCTGGTCTTGCACTTTTACAGAACTTATGTTGTCATATTGCTACAGCTAATACAAAATTTAAAGAGTTTGACAAAATTCAAGCCAACTTGGGCTCGACTGTAACCTTCGATTTGCCTCCACGATTTACCACTACTGCAAGTTTAGTCGCATCATTTGAGCCAGCCGTACAAAGAGTCCAGACTCTTGCGTGTGACCAAGCCAACAACACTTCTTTTGCCGTTACGTCGCAACAACGTATCTTCAACTTAGAGAAAGGCGAAGAAGATTACATGCGTGTTTTCGGTAAATCTGCTATTGCAGAACTTGCGACCCAAGTAGAAGGCAACGTTGCACTAAACTGGGCGTCAGGCGTCAGCTCTCAATTGACCAATACACTCAATACATTCTCAGGTCCTTATCGTTTCTATGGTAATGGAACCCAAGCATTAACATCCTACCAGCAATTGGCTCAAGCCATCATGTTCTTCAAGAACTACGGCTCTGTTGCTGAAGGTATAAAAGTGTATCTTCCCGATACAGTTGTTCCAAGTATTGTAGGAAATGGTCTAAATCAGTTCGTTCCGCACAGAAACGATGAAATTGCCATGTCGTGGGAAGTGGGTGATTTTGGCACACCTCGTGTAAATTATTACCAATCTAACTTAATGCCTATCCATGTTTCCGGTAATACTGGGGTTCTTCAGCAAGCTTTAACAGTCGTATCCGTGAACGATCCTACAGGTCAAAACGTAACTCAAATCACAGTAAGCGGTGCTTCTGCAAGTGATGCGAATGCAGTCTTTTCTGGAGACTTATTTAGCTTCCAAGACGGCGTAAGCGGTCAGCCTAACATGCGTTATTTAACTTTCATCGGTCACTTCCCTTCTGCAAACCAAGTTCAATTCAGAGCTACAGCCAATGCAGCCTCTAATGCAGGCGGTGTTGTAACAATCAATATTACCCCTGCACTAAACTGGGCTGGCGGCCAAAACCAAAACCTAAACAATCCTATTGTTGCAGGTATGCAAATCCTTGGCCTTCCAAGCCATCGTTGCGGCGGTATTTTGGGTGGTGACGCGTTCTACTTAGCAATGCCTCAATTACCAGAACAAAGTCCTTACGATACTGCAAATGAGTACGATGATGATACTGGTTGCTCATTGCGTCTGACTTACGGTTCTTTGTTCGGTCAAAACCAAACGGGAATGATTTATGACGAAACCCACGGCTCGGTCATTGTGCCTGAGTACTCGATGCGTTACGTCATCCCATTATCACAGGGTTAATTGTAAATCCACCGTAGTTGCGGTACGCAATACCGTAATTGCGGTGATTATCATAACAAATTGAGGAATTATCATGGCTACATTTTCTACCCCATCCATACAGAACGACCCTATTTATGCGCTGCCTCATCTTTATATCAGTGGTATGAATATTTCTTATGCATCAACAACTGTAATCGCTATTGCTCCCGGTCAAGCTCGTGATGGCAATGACATCATCGATATGCCGATCAGTTTTCCTGACGCTAATAACAACATCAATCCTGCTATTCTATTTCAAAATTACCAGCAACCAATTTTGATTAACTCTACGGTTAATGGAATCAATGGTCTTGATACTGGAACCATCGCAGCAAGTACTCAATATGCTATCTATGTTATCGGTGATTCCCGTGGATACAATTTAGTTGGTGGATTGTTGTCTTTAACCTCGAATGCAGCACCTACTTTACCTTTTGGTTACGACTCTTATCGCTTGCTTGGATTTACTGCGACTGATGGCTCATCTCATTTTGTGTATTCGACTCAGAAGCCACAAAACATGAAATATGCACTTCAGTATGTTAATAGTCCTGCGATTACTGTTTTAACCGGTGGAAATGCGACAACCTTCACCGCTATCGATTTGACTACAAATTCCGCAATCCCTACAACAACACTTCCTAACGTAATTGTCGATTTATTTGTGACATTTACGCCTGCTGCTGCTGGCGATATCGTGCAATTTAGACCGACAGGCTCAAGTGCTACAGGTGGACTTGTGACTATCACCGGAGCGGCTGCTGGTTATGCTCAAACTCAGTACATACAAGCGATTGCCGGTGTAGGTTCGTCCAAGCCCGAAATTGATTATAAAGTTACTTCAAGTAGTGATGCTGTAACAGTAGCTGTTGCTTCATGGATTGGTGTTTCTAATACTGCTTATCCAGCGCTCGTATAAATTTACGACCATTTCGAGCTCATCCTCGGGATGGTCGATTTAAACCAAGGATGGTTTATCATGGCCTACACAGCGCAAGAACTCATTACTCGCTCTTGGTTTCTTTCTGGAATCGTAGCGCGAAATCTGCAAGTGCCTACAGGAGACCAGATTTACGATGGCCTTGCCATGTTAAACAATCTCTTGGATTTCAAACAGATTGAAACCGATTTAATTCCTTATTATCAATACATCACTTTTGATGCAGTTTCGACACAAGAATATTACTTCTTGCCCTATGTAGCAGCGATTGAGAGCTCAACCTTTAACATTGGTCCAGTTCGCTATCCCATGGTTTCTACAAGCAGGACAAACTACTTCGGCTCCTCACGCGTAGATAATATCTATACTTTGCCCTTCTCATGGAACTATGAGAGGTCAATAGGTGGTGGAACCATGAGTATGTATTTCATACCTGACCAGCCTTACCCGATCAAATTGAAGGCTAAAATATTTTTGGTCGATGTCACGTTACAGACCGACCTTCAGGACGTCACGGCTTCGTTTGTGAACACGTATGATGTTGCTAACTATACGCCCTATACATTTCTCAATAATGGCATACAGGGCTACGATACAGCTTACATAGAGTACCTCCGTTATGCTCTAGCACAATACATGTGTTCTGAATATGGTGTTATGTTTAATCCAGAATCAGAGAAGATTCTGAATAGTTACAAACGTAAATTGATGTATGAAGGACCGCCCGATGTGACAGGCAAGAAACTATCCATTCTTTATGCGGATAGCAATCCAGGCTACAACTGGGGTGATGTGAATATTGGCCATGGCTGGAGGCCGTAGTAGCATAGCGTATTATTGAAAATAAGATAATTACAGACTCACTGAAATTTTAGAGGTATCTGAAAGGGATGATTACCAGAGGACAGAACTTTAAGCAGTTCCCAATAAATATAGTAGGCTCAAGCACCTTTGGTCGATATCCAAAGATAAGCGTTGAGAAGACCTACAATATGTTTATGTCCGATAACTTTATGGTGCCTTACGCCGGTTACAAAGTTGCAGTTCCATCGAGTCAATTCAACAATGGAAAAGAAGGCCGTGCGATTTTTACGAGCACCAAATTCGATAAATTGGTTGTCATCATTGACGCTAATGTTTACTTAGTGACCGTGAATTTTTCACAGCAAAAACAACGCGTCATTTACGATCAAGTTATCTTTATAGGCAGCCTACAAACCCAAACTGGCGTCGTTTACATTGCTGAAAATAATAAGCCACAACTTGGAATATCAGACGGAACCGCATTTTATATATATGATCCCACGCTCACGCCAGTCTTCCAAACGGTTCCTCTAAATTTCACTCCAGGATATCTCACATTTCATGATACTTATTTCATATTAGCGGCAAGTAACGATTCATTTTATAGTCCTCCTGCAAACAATACATGGCGCTTATCGGATAGTAATGATGGCACGAGCTGGCCTTCGACCTCATTCAAGATTGGATTGTTACAAACGAAGCCCGATAATGTGCAAGCAGTGGTTCGTTTCCCATCGAAAGGTAATATGATATTCGTTATGGGTAGCATTGTTACGGAGGCATGGTTTGACACAGGTGCTCAGCTTTTCCCTTATCAAAGAAACAACCAATTTAATATTGACTATGGATGTCTACAGCCTGCAACAGTTGCTTACATGGATGAAATTGTCGTTTGGCTTGCTCAGAATGAGAAGTCTGGTCCAATTATTGTTTATTCCAATGGTGGAATGCCCCAGAAGATTACTACGGATGGGATTGATTATCTTTTTTCTACACTACAGAACCCGCAGGACTCTCAAGCCTTCCTTTATCGTCAAGATGGCCATCTGTTTTATCATATTAATTTCTATAGCGATAATTTATCCCTTTTTTATGATTTCATCACTCAAAAGTTCTATCATGCCTCTGACCAAAGTCTCAATTACTTCATTGCGTCCGAAGTGGCCTACATTAATAACCAATATTATTTTGCTTCACGAAACAATGGAAACCTCTTTGCATTCGATACTCAATTTTATACATATCAAGATATTAACAGTAATGGCATCTTAGAAAATCACGAAATACCTCGCATCAGAACCTGCGGCAACATCAGAACTCCTGATCAAGAATACCACATCATTAATGATGTAGGATTTACGATAGAGTCAGGTGAAACGGATTATCAGCAACAGTCTCTTGGTGAAATCATTCTGATAACGCAAGATGGAAATATATTAGAAACGCAAGGTGATTTCGAAGGAATTATCTACCAAAATGCAAATTATGCAGAGACACAGGATTTGGATTTATTAGTATATCAGCAAAATGCACAAGGTACCGAAGCGTGGCTTATTGCGCAACAAGAAGGGAATACAGGAACAAGTAATTTATCGCTACCTCATGTCGACTTATCCATTTCAATTGATGGTGGTGCATCCTTCGGGAATCAATGGGCTTATTACTTGCCTCCTATTGGCCATAGAAAGAATCGTCTCTTATGGTGGCAATGCGGCATTGCGAATGACTTTGTACCTCAATTTAAATTTTGGGGCATGGGCCGTTTTGTTGTAACTGATGGAATCGCAAATATAAGGAACTAATAATAACAATAAAATAAGTATATATTATTTATTATTATTAGCGAGCACGCTTTTATGTATAGTGTAAAAAAATACATATAAATCATGTTCTTAAGCAATATTAAAGGATGTTTATAAATAAGGCATAACTGCCTTAATAAAATCTGGATAACTTATCGAGCATAACTTGTCCATAAGTTAATCAGAGTAAATTAAAAGGATATACATGAGATGGCCACAACCCCAGAACCCTTAAGTTCAATATTTCCAGACCTGCCAAGAGCAACACCAGCTGTTGATGAAAATGGAGATTTTAGTCCTTTATGGAGCTTAGGCTTCTCATCCTTATTCCAGGCCTTGCAAACCAATTATAAAAATGAAGGTATATTAATCCCTCCTTTGACAACAACGCAGGCCAACGAGATTGCAGGGTTATATGTTCAGTATTACACGCCAACACCGGTGCCATTACCTCCTGGAATACCAGACATAAGCGGTCAAATGATATACAATGTAACTTCATCAGTGCCACAGATATTCATTATCAGTTATGATGGAAGTACGCCACCTAATGTCACGGGTGCACGCTGGTGGACTTTTACTATAACGTAGGACGTTATATGATGGATTTAACGAATGATTTAAGGATGAATCATGGGCTTTTTCGATATGTTTGGCGGCGGCAAAAATCCTGCAGATGCTGCAATGCCTTTTTTAAATCAAATTCCAGGACAAACGAATCAATTTTACCAGCCTTATTTTAACGCAGGGACTTCGGCTCTTCCTGGTCTTCAAGAACAGTACGGTGGGCTTCTTAACGACCCGGGCGCTATGATGAATAAGTTTGGTGAATCTTATCAGTCCTCTCCTGGCTTACAATTCCAAATACAACAAGCTCTGGGTGGTGCAGGTAATGCAGCGGCCGCCGGAGGTATGGCAGGAAGTCCTCAGCATGAACAACAGAATATGCAATTGGCGAATAATATAGCCAGCCAAGATTATAATAATTGGATGAAAAACGCCATTGGGTTATATGGACAAGGACTGACGGGACAACAAGGGCTAGCTAATATGGGGCAACAAGCAGGCCAATCCAATGCAGATATGCTTGCGCAAACTTTAGCACAACAAGGTAATTTAGCCTTCAATGGCGCTCAGCAGCAAAATCAAAATAAAAGCGACATGTGGAATAACGTGTTTAAATTGGGTGGTGCTGCAGTAGGCGGCGCAGTGGGTGGGCCATGGGGCGCATTTGCCGGCTATAATGCAATGAAATAGGGATATATTATGGCATTTACATTTACTAATTATGCTGGCATTCAACCTCAAGCATCGCCTTTTCAGGACATTTTAGGAAAAACGTTAGGCGGTTATGAGCAGGCCACTAAAGCTAAATATTTACAACCTGGTCTTGAAGAAGAACTTAAAAAAGCAAAGCTTTATAACCAATATTATGGCCCGAACATGGAATCGCAGATTGGTCTTAGAGGAGCGCAAACACAACAAGCTAATGCTCATACGGGTCTTCTGGGCGAACAAACAAAAGGCCAAAGACTTGAGAACCAATATCTTCCTCAATACAAACAAGCTCAAATTGCACAGCTCAATGCCCAAGCACAAAAAGCTCAACTACTACAACAAATTCGAGACCAGTTCTTAGGCGGAGGCATGATGCCAGGGCAGCAAATGGGAGGACAGCTAGAATCTCAAATGCAATCACAAATGTCGCCACAAATGCAATCCTTTCAGGGCCAAGGAATGCCTAACCAAGAGCAAATGAATCAACCTCAGATGCAGTCAGCGCCAAGGCAGATGCAGGGATTAACTTACCCTCAGCAAGCCATCATATCTCAAGCTCTTGGATTGGGAATGCCAAAAGTTGAAAATGTGAATGGTCGTTATGTTGCAATAGGACCGCTCGGAGTGAGTGAAGTTGGAGTTCAAGGGCTTACAGAACAACAAAAACATCTCGCAAAAGAAGATGCAAAGAAAATATCACAATTAGAAGACACTGTGCTTTCAGGTTCTCAAAAGCAAGAGACATTTGATAAGCTCAATACTATTTTAGGAAGTAATGAATTTGAAAAAATTCGCCAAAATCCAATATTAGGAAAGCATGAAATTAGCTATTATCAAAAATTCGGAACTCCTGAGCAGCAAGAAATGATTGGTCAAGCTAAAACTCATATGGGTAACATCATTAAAGATGCTGCGAATGATTTTAAAGGTCAATTCAGGGTTGGTGAGCAAGCTCTTTTGAGAGAAATGAAACCTGATATTAGTGATACCATCGATGAAATGAAAGGAAAAGCAGAAGCCCTGACTTACATGAATCAAATCATGACCCAGCGGGCTGAACTTGAAGCAGATTTCATGCGAAACCAGGCAATGAGCCCATTGCAAGCCAGAATTGCTGCAAATAAGCGGATTAATCCTAAAGCTATTGAAAAAGAAATAAAAGAAATACTTCATCCAGCATCATCTAAAAAAATGAATTTCAGCAAACCAGATTTAGAATATACAGCGAAAAAACATGGGATGACGATTGAAGAAGTTCGCAGAAAATTGGAGGGTAAAAATGCCTAAAGATTTATTTGAAGAACATGGGATTGACCTATTGGAAGGTGTTCCAGAACAACAGGAGCAAGAGGGATTATTACAATCTTTGGGGCATGGTTATAAAAACTATGCCAAAGGCGTATTACATGGCGCAGGGCAAGCGATTGGCGATATAGGGTCCTCTGCTATTAACTATCCTATATCTCTTGCTGAGCGAGTTTCTGGGAATCAACTTCCACATGTCCCTCATCCTAATTTAATCAATAAAAATCCTGAATCATTCGGAGAATCATTAGGGCAAACATTGGGCCAAGCCTTCGGCGGTCTTGCAGTTCCTGGCGGTGCAGCCTTAAAAGGCGCTCAACTTGCAGAAAAGGGATATCAAGCATTGAGAGCAGGACGTGAATTGCCAGCTTTAGGAAAGATGATTGGAGCAGGACTAGGCGGAGCTGCAGAAGGTTATCTAGGCAACGAAGAGAATAGACCTCTTGGCGCTAAAATAGGCGCGGCATTAGGGGCTGGAGGCCAGGGTATTGCATCGGGACTAAACTTTGCTAAAAGCCTTAAATCCAAGAATATAGCCAAATCCATCACTGATGAAATGAATCGGTTAAAAGGTCATTTCGGTGAGGTGTTCTCAAGTCATTTACATGAAGGCGAGCAAGCAGGCGCAAATCGATTCTTAAAACATCAACCCGTTAACCAATCTCTATTTAAAAAAGCCGGCGAATCAAAGCAATTGCATGCATTGGAAGAGTATAATGCAAACCCTACTTTATCGAATGCACATGAAGCACAAAGTGATTTGAATAAACTGTTATCCAAATATGCCTTCAAAAAAGAAAACAAAGTAGACAGGGATATTTACAAAGAAGCATTAAAGACAAAGAATAGACTATTACAGCAAATATCAGATGCTTTTGAAAAATCAGGACGTTCATCACATGGGGCCGGCTACCAAAATGCTCGAATTGATTATGCAAATGAATTAGGGCCATACTTGAATAGCCCTTCTATTAAAGCACTTACTGGCCGAGGAAACCGTGGAATATCTACATTAAGACCCAATAAGTTCGCGGATAAATTGCTACAGGAAGAAGAATTTTTGACTCAATCCGGATCAAAACATCCGGAATTATTAGCGCGAGAAAAATATAATAAATTAAAGGGAAGCAAACTGGCACACGGTGTAGCTTTAGGAGCAGCAGGCGGATTAGCGGCAAACTTCTTACCTCATCACATCAGAAAGATATTGGGCTTTTAAAGGACTATTATGATTGTATTTTCAGGGGATGTAAATTTACTCATAGCAGCACCAATGCTGCAAGATTCGTTCGTTGATAAAGATGGAACACCTATGTCCGGCGGCACAGTGACTTGTTATCATGATAATAGCCGAACGACGCTTAAGAATTGGTATTATCAAGTTGGACAAGGAGGCACATATATTTATATTGCCCTTCCAAACCCGCTTACGTTAAGTGCTGCTGGAACAATTTGCGATATAAATGGTGTTGATACCATTCCCTTCTTTTATCCCTACGATGAGACCGATGAAAATATTCGAGACCCTTATTACATTACTATTGTGAATCATGCCCAAACAAATCAAATCACGCGCGAAAACTTCCCTTTTGTAGCGCCAGGTGGTGGCACTTTAGCTGATGTGAATACATTCAATAATTTAATTATCAATAATGGATTTTGGCGTAATATTCAGCCTAATACCGTTAATGTAACCCCATATACTAGTGTTACATTAAATAATATTATGTTAGTTCCTGAAAGTACAAATTTATATGCGGCTCCTATCGCCCCAAGTCAGCATGATGGTTTAAGATGGAATGACATACAATTTTTGAAAAATAATGTATCTGGAAATGATGTCGTTACTTTTATCCCATTCCCATTGGGAACTGCACAACCGATTAGCAATAATATAGTTCCTGAATATTATTTGAATCATGTATGTAATGTTCCTGGAACAAATGAATCGACTAAATGTTATAACTTTCCGGTGTCATTACATGTGAATTCACTAGATAGTGTTCCCTTTACCTTTTCCATTCAAGCGCAAAATGGAGGAGGCACAAGTCCAGGGCAAAATGTCATTACTATTTTTATTCTACAAGATACAGGAACGGGCGGCTCTCCTGTAGCGCCTATTGAAGTGGAGCAATTTGTTTTGACAACAGGTTGGGAGCTTTATGTCGCAACAGGAGTCTTTCCATCAACTGCTGGTTTAAATTTAGGCTTAGGTGCTGACGACGCCTTATATATCCAAGTTCAAATGCCCTTGAATATCGCTTGTAATATCAATTTTACTAAACCTAGTGTTTATTTAACGCAAAACTTATTGCCCACCAATGATTTCAGTTCATATGGACAGGTCGATGCAGTCGTCAATAGTCCTAGAACAGGTGATATTCGTTCTTCTGTTGCAGGAACTTATCCATATATACCTACCTGGGCTTATGGTTGGCTGGCGATGAATGACGGTACTATTGGGAATGCTTCATCAAATGCTACCACCAGACAAAATGCTGATACATGGCCATTGTTTAAAACATTGTGGCATACCTCTGCTACTTACAGCTCATTTTCTGGAATGACAAATCCTATATGTCAAATGTATGATAGTTCCGGTACTCCTGTGGCTTATGGGCCATACATTTCAGCTCCCACAACAGCCATAAGCGATTTTAATGCAAATCGTCAATTATCTTTAACTCGAATGATGGGTCGAGTAATGATGGGGACAGTATCAGTATTTGCAGCCCTCGCTGGTGCTTACAGTCAGACGGTAACAGGAAGTAGTTCTGGCGGTGGCTCTCCTACCTTAATTCTTACTTGCACTAATGGGGCTTATTTATTCCAAGGCCAACCAATTTCCTTTTTTTCCGGAATTTTACCTGGTGGTTTATCTGGGCGTGCTTATTATTATGTGACCAATATAGGCATCGCAGGTGCAAATACATTCCAAGTATCAACAACGTATGCCGGAGCTATAGCAGGTACAGGTCTCATTTCTTATACGACACCTGGGTCTGGTACAATCATCATGAAACTGGATTCTTATGGGGCTTCTCCAGGAGAATATGCGCATCAACAATTGGCGGCTGAAGTAGGAGCACATACTCATACTGCGGCAACTGCGATGGCATTAAATATATCCAATGTGGCATCAGGGGGATTAACGAATTTTGTAGCAGGCAGTGCAACATCAGCAACAGTAACCGTACCATCTTTTGCCTCAGGTTCATTTACGACAGTAGTTAATGCAAACAGCGATGGTTCCCCATTCAACGTAGTACAGCCAGCAACTTTATATCATATGTTTATAAAGCTATAATATAGGACGACATGATAAATATGATGTATTAATGTGTCGAGAGAAACGGATTTTTTTAACACAAGGACAGGATATGTCTACAGAATTACAGTTTGGCCGTGATGTTCAGGGCTATAATGCTTATGCGCCAATTCCTAGCACTAACAAATGGAGTGCTACAATTACAAATGGGGCTGCGACAAGTATTACGGTTCCTTCAAATTTTCCTTTATGGATTGTTTCATTTAGGTATTATCCTAATGATGTATGGGTTGATGTTAGCGGAGCTACAGCAGCAATCCCAGTGGGTGCTACATTGGCTCCCAGTACTTCAGAATTAAATCCTTCGTCTTTAACATTAGCTGCTGGCACTAATATAAGCGTCATTACGGCTCAAACTACTGCCGATGTCAGCATTGTTATGTGGCCTGTGAGAAATCAATAATGCCTAGCATATTAGATCAGTTCTTTTTTGATGTTAATTATGGATTGGGAAGGGATAGCGTATTTACTGTCATTGATGATGAAATAGGCACTTTGCCTCCTCCGATTGAAGGATATTTTTTATTGTTAGATGGAACTGATTTTTTATTGCTCGATGGGGAAAATCTAACTTTATTGTAAAGGATTACATATGTCTAAGAATATTAACCAGGTCTATATGACCAATCCAATTACATCGAATGTATCCACTGATTTAATGTATTTTGGTCAATCGCCTTATGGTGCAGGTGATGATGCAGCAATGACTTATGCGAATTTTGCTGCTCAATTTGGAACTCCTTATACTCCTGCTGCATTAACTTCTGCAAATGATACCAATGTCACTCTAACACTTGGTGGGACGCCTAATACAGCACTTCTTCATGCAGCATCAATTACGGCCGGATGGTCTGGAGAATTGAGTCTTGCGCGCGGCGGCACCAATGCAAATCTTACTGCTTCTAATGGCGGTATCTTTTATTCTACTGCAAGTTCGGGTGCTATACTTGCCGGAACTGCCACTGCAAACCAAGTTTTAGTCTCTGGCGCAAATGCAGCTCCATCCTGGTCTACAGCAACATTTCCAACAGCGGCAGGTGCTACCGGTACAGTCTTGCGTTCCAATGGTACTGGATGGGTTGCCTCAACTGCGACGTTCGCTGATACATATGTAACAAATGCCATTTTATATTCCAATGGCGCAAACACAGTTACAGGATTGGCTCCTTCTGCAAGTGCCGTATTAATCACAACAAATGCAAGTGATATTGAGTGGACATCAGCATTAACAAATGGGCAATTAATCATAGGTAGTACGGGCGCTACTCCTGCTGTGGCAACATTGACTGCGGGCACCGGTGTCGCCATTACCAATGGAGCTGGAAGTATAACCATTGCGGCAACTGGCGCGAGTCTTTGGGTGGATCAAACCACACCATCCGTAGTTATGGCAGTAAACACAGGTTATACATCCGATGCTGGTGCATCATTAGTGACCTTTACGTTGCCGACCACTGCTGCCATTGGAGACTCGTTGGAAATTAATGGAAAAGGATCCGGTGGCTGGACAATTGCTCAAGCCTCAGGTCAGCAAATCCATTTCGGAAACGTGGTCACAACATCTGGAACTGGAGGAAGTTTATCAAGTTCAAATCAATACGATTGCATTAGATTACGTTGCATCACAGCAAACACAACATTTATTGCTGTCTCTTCCATCGGCAATATTACGTATGTGTAAATAATCTTATATTTAGGATGATAATAAATGACTACAATTAATAGTGTCAGTGTAGGGCTTGCCGGTTCAACAGGTACAGGAACATTTGTTGGATCTACATCACCAACTCTCGTGTCACCTGCATTGGGCACGCCTACATCTGGTGTAGCTACAAATCTCACTATCACTGGAGGCTTGCGCAGTTTTCAAATGTTCACATCAGGGACAGCGCAGACTTATACTAAACCTGCAAATGTTTCATCAATTTTAATTGAAGTTGTTGGAGGAGGAGGTGGTGGTGGTGGCGCTGCTGTAAGTCCAGGAGATTTAGGAGCAGGTTCGGGCGGAGATGCCGGTGGATATGCTAGATTATATGTAGCTTCTGCTGCCTCAACCTATACTTATACGGTAGGTTCAGGAGGAGCTGGAGGAGCTTCTGGTGCGAATAATGGATCACCTGGTGGTACGACAAGTTTTAGCGCGTCATCATTATCAGCAAGTGGAGGAAGTTCTGGTTTTGGTGGTTCACCTATTGCTGTTCCTTTTACAGGGATGACGCGAGGTGCAGCGCAAAGTCCAGGAACGGGTTCTAACGGTGATATAAATATACAAGGCGGCGCCGGTTTCCCAGGAATAGGTCTTGCGAATTCATTTTTTGGCGGTGCAGGCGGCAACAGTCAGTATGGCCAAGGAGGAATAACAGCCACAAGCGACCAATCTTTCAATGCGACTGGATATGGCGCGGGTGGTAGTGGAGGCTCAGGAAATGCATCAAATCAACCAGGCGGAAATGGTTCCGGTGGCCTTATTATTGTCTGGGAATTTTCTTAAAAATTTAATCAAAGGATTTTGAAATGGCTACGGAACAAATGTTTACTTCGCTGCCCACAGTTGGGACAGCGCAAATGACCGATATTATATGTGCAGTTCAAGGATACACTTCAAGTCCTTTGAGCCTGGGTCTTTCTGTTCAAGAAACATTACAGCAAGTTTATAATTTATTCCAATCGAATTTAATTTTATCTTATCCAGGAAATCCAAATGGATTTGTTGCTGGTACTACATATCAATTATGTTGGGATACTGTAGATAATGTTTTGTGGGTATGTACCACTAGTGGTATAGCTTCTACTGCGGTCTGGACTGAATGCATCAATGCCCAAAGTAACTGGCTCTTGGCCAGTTCGACGCCCATTACTATGCTTCCTAATTACAGTTATGTTACAAACAATGGCGCGACTTTATCTACGTTTACATTACCAACTACTGCTGCATTTGGAACTACACTTGAAATCTCTGGGGTCTCAAGCGGTGGCTGGACTCTAACACAAGAAATTGGACAATCCATAAATTTTGGTAATGTCAGTTCAACAACAGGAAGTAGTGGAAGTTTGTCTTCAATGAATCAAAATGACTATGTCAAATTAGTCTGTGTTTCAGCCAATACAACATGGAATGTAATCGGTTCAATAGGAATGTTGACCATAGTTTAAGGAAGATATTATGTCTACTATTAACAATGCCATTAACGCCAATACAACAAGTCCATTACCAATTATAGATGGTGGGACTGGATTTAATGCAGTGACTATTGCACCAGCTGCAACTGCTTGGGCAGGATGGGATGCAAACAAAAATCTATCAATGAATAATGCCTTGGAGGGTTATGCGACGACAGCCACGGCAGCAGGAACGACCACATTAACGGTCGCGAGTGCATACCAACAATTTTTCACTGGTTCTACAACTCAGACTGTTCAAATGCCTGTTACAAGTACATTAGTATTGGGCCAATCTTGGTTAATCGTTAACAACTCTAGTGGAGTTGTTACAGTACAATCTTCTGGAAGCAATACGATTACTTCTATGGCTCCTGCAACACAGGCAATCATTACGTGCATCTTAACTTCTGGAACAACAGCTGCAAGTTGGAATTCTGATTATGGTTATAACACGGCCGGCGTAAGCACTATAACAGGAACTGCGAACCAAGTAATTGCTTCGGCATCAATCGGAGCAGTAATGCTAAGTACTCCTCAATCTATTGGAACGAGTAGCAACGTACAATTTGGTTCCGTTTCATTCTCTACAACCTCTGGAATTATAGGTACAACAACGAATGATAATGCAGCAGCTGGAAGTGTAGGAGAGTTTGTCAGTTCGGTTGTACCAGCTGGTCCTGTCGCCTTAACGTCAGCCACAACGGCTAATATTACTTCCATTTCCTTAACTGCTGGTGATTGGGATGTTTATGGAGATGTAGTTTATTCCCCAAGTATTGGGCCTATTACAGTTACCAACCAAGGATCGAGTGATACCTCAGTAACTTTTGGTCCAGTATCTACCTTCTCAAGTGAAACAGGCTCAAATTTGGGCTTTCCTTCTACTCCCATTCCCTATCGACGATTCAGTTTAGCATCGACCACAACTATCTATCTGGTTGTAAATGTCACTTATAGTGCAGGTACTCTTGCAGGCTATGGTTCTATTTTTGCACGAAGGGCTCGCTGAGATCATGCAATCCATCCTCACTCCTCAAGCGCGATTTGAATATGCCCTAAACATCCTCCTTCAAGACGAAGGGGGATATTCAGATGATGTCGATGATCCAGGTGGCGCCACAAATCTAGGCATCACTCAAGAAGACTTAATTGATTACCATCAGAAATTAGGATTGCCTGCAAACGTCAAAGACTTGACCCGAGAAGATGCCGCCAAATTCTATAAAATAATGTGGTGGGATAGATTTCACTACGAAGCAATAAATTCTCTCGATATCGGAACAAAAGTATTTGACCTAGCCGTGAACATCGGCGCCTGTGAGGCCCATAAATTGCTTCAGAGAGCCTTAGTTCGTTGCGGCTATAGCACGATGACCATTGACGGAATTCTTGGCCCAAAGACGATTGCTGCAACGAATGAATGTACGCTACATGGGCGTGAAGACGATTTGATGACTGAACTTTGTGAAGGTGCGGCAAACTATTACGCAACAATTACAGAAGAAGATCCCAAACTTTACAAATTCCTAAAAGGATGGCTAAGACGTGCAAGTTCTCGTCCGTAAAGGAGAAGGTGCTCATGCCAAAGTTATTTGGCTTTATATCAACCGCAATAAATGTCAGTGTGGTTATCTTCATCCATTTTGTTCCTGTGGCAATTGGATGATTTCTCAAGAAGAACCAAAGCCTATAATTAAATGGGAAAAAATGAGTAATAAAAATCTAAAAGGCCATCTTCTTAATCAAAAGAAATTTGGAATTAAATTGTTAAGAAAGGATGAGCAATTTCTCAATGAACCTTAATATTAAACTGCCATGGCCTCCGACTGTTAATTCATATTGGCGTCATACTTCTAAAGGGCACTATATTGGCCAAAAAGGCAGAGATTACAGAAATTTGGTCTATCAAGTCTGCACGCAGTCCTCGGGATTTTTTGATAAAAACCAACGTTTGGAAGTAACTATTTTGGCTTATCCTCCAGACAAACGAAAGCGTGACCTTGATAACATACTGAAATCTCTTTTAGACTCCTTAATGTATGCGGGTGTCTATCCAGATGACTGTCAGATTGATCGCATTGTGGTGACACGCTGTGAGCCTTTGGATGGATGCATCGTTGTTTCGATTAATGCCGTCCAGTGAGACGGCATCAAATACATTCTTAAAAATAAGCTTTATCTATTTTTTGGGCGAGATCGATCGTATTAAGCAGCGTTTTCTTCGAGAATTCTCTGCTGGCACATTCAACATCACGAATGAAGATATCATCATACCAATTCACATGATATAAGAATCCAGAACTCTCATTTCCTTCGACATCAATTAAAGTTATTTTACCATTTACATCATAAGACGCCTGTTCCTGAGCGATACGAGCAGCTCCACGAGCAGCTTTCATATTGTTTTCGGAATAAGAACAGTAAGCGAACGAAGATTTAAAGAATTCAATAGCTCCGGTCCATCCTTTTGGTTCTCTAGTTACATAAGTTCCAATCGGTGCGATACCATAAAATTCTTCCATAACATCAAGAGGAACGCCAACAAAAGTATAAGCAAAAGGAATATCTTGTGGGTTAGTACGAAGATGAGAATCAGTTCCTTTGAAATATTTAGCTTGTTGTATTTTTCTTTTTTTCATGACTTCAGGAAGATTTAGGAGATCATATGCTCGTTCAGAGTTGCGATTGATATATCCTTTTTCCTTCATTTCTTTATCTTCTGCGAGATATTGCTGTGCTTGCCAACCTTTTACTTTGAAGCTTGCTTGAGGGACTAGTTGCACTCCGGAATCTGGCGTTGGTAAGCCTTTCTTCTGAAGCACTTCAATATATTCTTTAGGAATGGAATCATTTTGTTGATTTATGGCAGCACCTGCTAATGCAGGAATCATGCTTAATGCAATAATTGTCTTTTTCATATTTATAGTTCCCATTATACGTCCCACCATCCGTCATAAATACTACAATCTGTAGCTTCTGTGTTCGTATCTAAACGTTCGCGTCCTTTATCAATATAATAATGAAACCCAACAACGAGATACTTACCACCAGGATAAGATTCATTCCAATGAACAGCTGCTTGACGCCATGTATAGGCCATTCCGGTATCAACATAATGATAACCAACACCGGGATGATTCCAATCGGGATTATGAAAGCTAACAACACGCCATTGCCAAGAGCTTATGGCTGACCATGTAATCGATTCATTATTGACACAATTCCCACGACTGTGGGCTGTAGGACCATTGAAACCTGCATGTGAGTTAAGAGCGAGAAGCATTAACCCACTTCCTATTATTTTCTTCATAGACTACTCCAATAAATTACAACTCCTGTTGTCAATCTATGTCCCTATAATCCTATTGCAAAGGGGCAAATCTACCTGATTTTATCCTTATTGCCCCCTTTTGCTTGCAATTCGAGCAAGGGTATCAAATAAGGTTGGGTTCATCAATGGTTTCTGAGGTTTCTGAGATTTCTTCATGGCTAATTTCACAAATTCACAAAATGTAATTAGCCGTGAAGTTGATATGATAAAATAAGGAAATTCCCGGCATTTCGTGAAATTCCCTTATTTGACTATTTTTAGAACGCTATGCCATCATCTTCAAATTCAAAATGATTCTTCTGATTGTTTGAAGTAGAATGTTGTCGTGTAGATGTCTCTTCTTGGCCTTCCTTCTTTCCTTTCGGTATGAATCGAATGTCAGAAGCATTTACATTGTAAGACCACTGCCCGGCTTTCTCTCCATGTTCAATTTGCGTGTGATTGATTTCGCCTCGCACAAAAACCGTATCGCCGACCTGCACATACTTATTCGCAATCTCTTGAACTTTCCCAAAGCAATTCACTCTATGCCAAGTTGTGACTTCTTTAGGCGTACCTTGTGAGTCTTTAAACTTTTTGCTTGTTGCCACAGAAATCATGGTCAGCTCACTTCCATTTTTTAAAGTAGATGTATCTTTTTTGCCAACACGGCCTAATATCGTTGCGCTACAAAACATTATTCACTCCCCAATTTTTTTTTCATTTTTTCCAAATAATTTAGAAAAGATTCCTGTTGTGATTCATTCATTTCATGCAATGCACTTATTTCGTAATGAGCGAATGCCTTTTCTATCCGGTCCGTGGGTAGATTGATTTCCTCCATGAGTTGATTTATCCGTTGCATAGATGTTTCATGCTCTATGACCTCGCCTGTTTCGGCATCAATACTTTCTCTTTGTTTTAAAATATTCAGAAGTTTTTCGGTTTTTGTGTTGCCTTCGATTTCCTTTGAAACCTGCTGGGAACTTGGCATTTCTGCATCAACATAAGTTCCGTTAAATATTTCAGGAAATGCTTGGCGCAATCCTTGGCACTCAGCGACTTTTTTAATCATTGTTTCTGGTTTTGATTTCCATAAACTTTGTTCCTGATTGTATTCTTTCATTGTGACAACAACATATGAATAACGTGTAGAATTCTTTCGCTTCACAATACAATAAGCCCCAATCAAATTACCTCGATCGATTATCTTTGCCTTGTGTTTGATTCCATCTTCAACCATAAAAAACTCATCATTTGAATAAATGGAATTAGCTGAATGATATTCATAATCAGGATGACGTGTTGCGCCGAGACGATATCCGTTAAGTCCTATAAATATTTGTGCTGGTTGCTTTGCGCTGTACTTTACCGCCCAAAGTTCTTTCATAAAAGGGTTAAGTCCTGTGGCACGGCCTATGCTTACAAATGTTTTGAATTCTACCTCACTTAATTGTGTGGCAGATACCATTCGACGTATTTCATCCAGTTGAGTTTTATCATGCCACATGTCTTGTCTTGTATTCAGTGCGATTACGTTACCCATTAGTTCACTCCTTTCATTAGAAAAGTACGGCTGCCACGCTTATTAGCCTTCCATGTAATGATAGGCTGTCCGGATTGATTGACTAAGCACTCGGCATCTTCCATAAATTGCATAATGTGGAATTTATATTGGTCTTCCATATCGCTAAGCTTTTTTATTTGAAGTCGAGTATCAAATAAAGAAGATATTTTCATTTCAATATCAGAATTTATTGATTTTACCTTTCCTGGATGTTGCTTTGGAAATAAAAGTCGCAAATCAATAATTTCTTCAGGATTAGGAGGTGTTTTATTTTGCACACAATCCCAGAATCTTTTTGCATATCCTATGATATGATTTTCAAATTCTATGTTGCGCTCATACTTGTATTCACGATATTCATTGCCACCAATGAGCACTGCAATGTAGGCGCAATCTGCGTTAGAAATAGTGCAATAATGAGCTACTTGCACCAAATAGGGCATCGGAATATTATCTGAACCATCTTCGCCCCAGTCACTTGCGCGATAAGCGGATGAACATTTAACTTCCAGGACCGCATTATAAGCAGGGACAAAGCCATCGATATTGCCACGTAGAAAAGGATAATCAGGATGGATGAGTGTATCTGGAGTCTCAACGGACACATTATGTCTTTTTGCGAACTCATCTCGAATAACTCCTTCTAATTGAGAGCCCCAGTACTGTAGTTCATTTTGGTTATCAGAAGATTTACCCTGTCCGATTTTTTCTAGATATAATTGATAAGGCGTTTTATATTCAGAAAAACCCATGATAATGGGCATATCAGAGCCGCCAATTCCTAAACGTCGTTCTTCTCTTTGTTGCGATGTAATCATTATAAACTCCTAGTATTTTTTATTAAAAAATGAAAAATCCTTTTCATATTTTGCTCCTTTAGCCATCGGATGGCATTGACCTATGATGCCTAAACTGCTATAGTTTGTCAACTAATTTAGACAAAAATAAGGTTATTTATGAAGTTCAGTGAAGTTATGGCGTACTATGATTATAAAATGTTGAATATTGTCAGAGCATTACATGTTGCTCGTGAGACTGTCAATTCATGGCGTAAGGATGAAGTAATAGGCAAGCCCATTCCATTTAAAATGCAATGCATCATTGAAGTCTATACGGGGGGTAAGTTGAAGGCTAATTTAGAGGATAAAGAATGAATACTCAATATGAAAAAGTTCTGCTGGAGCTTCTTGAGCTTAAGGAAGAAATAAAAGGCGAGCATCAGAAGACACGAGCAATGACTATGGTGCTTTGTTGTTTCATCATTGGACTTATCAATTATAAATTTTAGGGGATGACATAAAGTTATGACTATAAAAACATCATTAAGAAAAGAAGACATCGAATCTTTATTCTTTACTTTGACTGAAATCGAAATTAAGGCATCTATCGATTCTGTTAAGGCCTATCCAAAAACTGAGGCCGCTGCACAATCGTATATAATGGGGATTGAAGAATGCAGGCATATATTAAAATTGATTATGGAAGATGTGGAATGACGGCATCGGGAATCGGAGATAGTGATGGGAGAAGAAATAAAAATGATATTAAACACGGAATCGTTAGCTACTTTATTGAGATCGAACCTATGTTGTCACGTCGGAAAAACACTCACACAAGAGATCCTTAATGAAGTCACAATGCAAATAATTGAATCATTGGATTATTTTTTAAATAAAAAGGATGTCTAATATTTTAATTTTGACCAATTGGGAGTATT